TGTGCGGGAACGGCCCTTCAATGCCATCGCAGCCGCAGAAAGGGCAGGGCTTCAATCCGTCATCTTCCATGTGCAGCGCTTTCACGGCTGTTCTCCATTCGTTGACGGGTCCCCCATATGGGCGTCAATCAACTTGCGAAACTCAGCCGGTGTCTCGCATAGCGCGGCCTCGTAGATAATCTCCCCCTCCTCTTCGTCGTCGTCGCCAGAAAACACTACGTTCACGAACCACCAGTTCAGGCGGGTAGTGTCGGGGTGAGTGCTTCCCGGTTCGATAGAGGCCCGCGCAATGAAGTCTCTGGCTTGCTCGCCAGCGGCGGGGTTAGTAAGCCAGCCGGCGCGTTGATAGCCTTGAATCATGCGAACCGCCTCGGCAAGCAGACCCGTTCTCGGCACATGCAGAGCAGGGGGCGTGTAGTGCTGAACTTCCACCGGCACGACATCGCCGCCTCTCGCCCATGCCACGGCGGCTGCATGGTCCCCGAAGTGGCAGGTATCTCCGTATGAAGAATTAGTCGCTTTCCAGACTGTGGATGTTGTCATTTGCTCACCCTCGGCTGGTGCGCCCGGATCAGTGCCGCAAGGTCATGGGCTGTATCGGCCTTGTGGTCGTACATCGGGTTAGGCGCACCTTTTGCCATTCGCCGAAAATCGTCCGCTTCGCCCTCGCACAGCGTTGCTGCCTCTGCCATTCCAGTGGCAATTAGCAGATCGTGAAACCTCACGAGTTCGTCTTGACTGAACAGCCACTCGCCTCCAACTAGCCGACGACCTGCCCCCGAGCTTTTAGCCCGCGCAAGTATCATTGATAGGCTGTGGTTTACGGTTCTGTCTTTTTGCTCACTCATGGTGACTATTCCTGATGATCTCGAACAATTCCGTGGCCGCCATGTTGATGGCATTCCCGCGCTGCTCGTGGGTAAGCGTGTCACGCAGAACCCGCCTAGCCATGTGCGCGGCCTTCTCCGGAGAGAACTGGAAACCTACGCCGGAATTGTTGACGTGCCACAAATAGCCGTAGGCGCGGGCGATCTTGTCCTGAAGACCTGTCGCCTCTGGAGGTTCCTTGGCCTCAAGCAGGGCGGCGTAGGCGCGGAGGGCCTCGCCAATCTCTTTTACTGACTGCCACGGATTGATGTTGTTCTGCCACATGGCGCACACCCGCGCCAGCTCCCTCAGTCTTTCAGGCGTCACGGCTGTTCTCCCAATGCTGTGCGGGCGGCGGCAAGCGCAAGGGCTTCAACTTCACCCTTCCAACCATCGAACGGTTCCCGCATGGCATTTACAGACATGACTAGCGCCTCTCTCATGCGATCCATTTCTAACTTCATTAGGCCGTAGCAAGCCGCGACGGCCAGTGGCTTGTTGTCCTCACGTAGGTTGGGCTTGTCTAGCTTCACGTTGTCCCACACCTGTAACCACATATCCCGCTCCCGCCGCAGCTCGGCGACCTCGGCGGTGAGGCGGTCGAGTTCGTCGGCGGCACGGCGGCACAAAGCCATGTGGTCGGATTCGTAGCCGTCATCGTCGGCCACTATTTCGTTTCGCAGCGTCCGCAGTTCAGCGGATACCGGGTTTGTGGTCAGGTTGCTCATGATTTTAGCTCTGCTACTTCTTTCTGAAACTGAAGAGCCTGATAGATCCGCTGTATCGCTATCCAAGTCTCTTGATAAACTCGAAACGAGTACTCGACTCCATTGTTGACGATGAAGCACTCGAAAGACCTGTCATTTAAGATGCGGCCATAAACGGTCCACCCATCACCCAGCTTGGTCTCTAGCTGGTTCCCTACCACGGTTATTTCCTCGGGCCTCTTCTCTTGAGACCGGGATGCTTGCTCACTCATCGTCGCTCCCAGGCGCACGCTCGAACTTGTCGCACGGCTCCACGGCATTGCAGTGCCTCAGAGTGCACCACAGGAATCCGTACTTGCTGGACGACCAGTGGCAGTAGCGGCAGGCACGCACCGAGGCGGGGCTATCCATTGCGCTTCACATCCCGCAGCGGCCAGTGCTTCGCCATTCGCCGCTCTGCTCGAATCATAGCGTCGGCCATATTCTGCACCCGGTAGAACGCCAGCGTTTTATTAAGCGCCTTCATCTCGTCTCGAATGTCCATGAGTACGGCGAGCTGCGCCTGCTCCCATGATTGTATTGAGCCATTCTGGAGCTTTACCAGCTCCCAATTGACGTCCTTGAACCTAGCCATTGCGCCTCCTCGGAAGGATCTGCTTGCCCTTGCGCTCCCACTGCACAACCGTCGCCAGCCTGTACCGTGGCACGCCGGCATCCATCTTGAACGGCGGGCCAAGGTTCTTGCGGCGGCGCTGGTACAGGGCTTGGGTGCTCACGCCCCACCTTGTCGCCAACTCGTAGTCTGTTATGGTTTCATCTCTCATCGGCCACTCCGCTCAACGTTGTTGCCCCACATCGCCAGCAGTACGCCTATTGCGGTGGGCGCTCCCGCGAAAAGGACCAGCACCCCAAAGCCAATGCATCCGATCGCGGCACCGGCCATCCTGTAGTAGCTCATCGGGTTAGTCCCCATCTCAGTCGGCTATGTTGGTATTGACGTAACTGGAATCATTTCCGTCATTTATATTCTGCGCTGCTCTAAGGGCATCAAACCCGCCAGCATACTGCATCGCAACGCACAACCTTGCCCAATCTATGCCGCTATTAGTATCGAAAGCGTGCAGAAGATTTACAGCCGCAAGATGCGCCGTCGCCCGCCGCAGGCCTACCAGTTCCAATTGAACTCTGTTCCGCTGCGCTTCTGCTTTATCGTCTTGTTTATTCATAGTCGCCCCTACAACACAATATCCACACGCTGCGACACCTCGGCGTGACAGCCTGGAACCTCGACGCCCAGTTTGATCGCGGCGCCGATGGCCCTCTTGTCCGGCGTCGGCGGCGGGGCGGGCGGTTGGATCATGTACACGGCGGGCAACGCGGCCTCGTCGTCAATGACAACCGACTGCGGGTTGTTCTTGAGTACCAGCGCAAACGGGCCGCGCTCCACCCGGGTCTTGCCCATGAACTGAAACTGGAGCAGCAGGTACTGGCGCAGGCTGTCGGCTCGCTTGTCCAACATGGACGCACGCTCGGCCATTGCGTCAGCCGCTTCCTTCCTGTGGCGACGTTCCCGCTCATAAGCAGCGTGTTTTGCGCGGTATTCGTCCGTATCACGGCTAACCTTCTGGTGCATCTTTTGGCATTCACGGCAAACGCGGTGACCAGCGTTTAAATAGACATTAGCCCCGGCAAGCTCATGGCCACGCTTGCAGTGCGTCTTGACTGAATTGGCAGCAGTAATCGTATTCCCTCTAAGGACATTGACTCGGCCAGTTACGGCCTCCAGGTGTGCCGGATTGCAGCAAGCACGGTTCCGGCATAGATGATCTATCTGGAGTGATGGCGGGATAGGCCCAACATGCCATTCATACGAAAACCGATGAACCAACTTGGCTTTGTTCTTGTGCCAAATTCGGCCATACCCGTTCCCTAATATTGAGCCAGTCCATGCCCAGCATCCGCTCTTCTCGATGAGAACATTTCTCAAGAATCGATCTTCGTATTTAAAGTTGTAACTACGCGGCATGTCTTTCCACCTCAGCCCTCAGTTCCGCCTCATCCACGCCTTCCATGAAGTTGTCCAGACACACCCGCATCACTTCGCCGAATACCCGGTCAAACTCCACCTGATCCAGTGACGAGTAGTCGATGGACTTCGTGGACACAACGCCTTCCCCGTTGACGGTATAGATCATGTCGAAATGCCCTGCCGCGACTTGCACGGCCTTGCGGAACATTTCAAAGCTGGTGTATCGCTCTTGGTTCTCGTAAACGATGGTCAGCAAAGCAAAGTACAGCTTGTGATGCCGTGGGAAGCGGGCCAGCCTGAACTCGCACCATAGTTCGTCACCGGCCTTCCACTTCTTCAAGGCTTCCGCCCCAGCCTCGTCGGTTGGGGCTAGAAGTCCTTGCACGGTCTTGCGGACTAGAACTTTCATTACCAGTTCGGTGCGCCGAGGTCGCCGAGGTCATCCACAGCGGCACGGCCCGCAGCGGGTTTCGGTGCGCCTGCGATCCGCTTGATGCGCAAGCCTCCCGTTACCTTGCCGCCAAAGCCCACAGTGGGATCGTTGTAAACGACAATCTGTTTCCCCTTGGACTCGCCGACGTTCCTGGCCCCCGTTGCAATGCCGATCAGTTGGGCATTGGTGCGGTTAACCACCATCGGTTTCACGTCCTCGACGAAGTGCATCACCATCTTGTCCTCTTCGCCTTCGTCGCCCTTCAGAGTCTCCATGCGGAAGCCCTTGATCGTGAGGATTAGGCCATCCTCGCCAACGTCGCCCTTGCTCAGGTACTTGGAATTGCTGGGTACGAGTGCGTCAAAGGTCATTGCGTTAATGTCAGTCATGTTCATGCTCCAGTTCAGGTTGTGCAGGTTTAGCCGCCTGCTTTTCGGCTTCCAACTCTTCGAGTAGCGCCCAACCGCGCTCCACGTCTTTCTCCATGCGGGCTAGTCCCCGTTCCAAGGTCCATCGATGCTCTTCGCATTCTTCCTGTTGTCGCCAGTCGCTCATGTTCGCGCCTCGACTTCGGAAATAATCTGCATTCCTTCGTCAATGTCCGCATACATTCCGCAGCGGGTCGTGAACTCAATCCAGTAATAAGCCAGCCGCCAGAATGCGGCCAAATCCTCGTTGTAGTCGCGCCATTCCTGATCTGCGGTCAACCGCTCAGGTACTGACGGGATTGCGTTAGCCGCAGTCCGTAGCGCGACAATGGTCAATTCATCCATACACCCTCGCTTGCGCGAATCGCTTGAATTCTTCACTCACTCCATAGGGCACGTTCGATACATCGCCAGCCGTCCGCGCCTTCACTTCGCGGCGCAGAATCCCGCGCTTGCGGTCGCGGCGGTACTGGCGGTGATAGGCGGCGCTGTATTTCATTAACCGGCCTGCTTTCTCAGAAAGGCGCAGACCTTCCCCGGCTTGCGCTTCCTGTACCTGTCCCTCGCGTGCTGGACGTAGCCAGGGTTGCGCTTGTAGGCCGGTTCGTCGTAACGGTCGCCCACCTGTGGCATGGTCAGGTCGCTGACTAGCCTCGTCTCACGGACTAGCGGGGCCTGCACATAGGCGCCAAGGATGAATAGCTTGTTCACGGATTGATTTCCATGATCTTAAGCTTGATGGACGACGCGACCGCATATCGGTCTGGTATGTCCTTGCAAATCTTTTCCCACTGTTCGCAGATCGCAATTGCCTTCGCCTTGAACAGCGCGGCGTCCGTGACTTGATTTGCAACCAGGTGGAAAGGTCCGGGTCCATGCAGTTGCGCTCGAATGGCCGGATCATTCAGATCTATCCCGCTGACGATGGCAGTGCGCTTGAACTGGTGCGGCTCTGGTTCGTCCTTGCCGGTCTCAAGATCGGCCATGACTTTCAGGAAACGGCTCGTATCGAACAGGTTGTTGAATTCATCCACGGTTGCGGTACTCCTTTACTTCCTTCGCAATAATCGCCATCAACCCGCCCCCGATCAAGGCAACCTCAAGGGCGGTGAAAAGGTAGAGGAAGGTCATGCCTTACTCCCCCAAAACTCAATCGGCCCCACTGCCTCATCCCACGTCGGCTGATCCTCCAGCCCGTCCATGTACAGGTCAAACTGGACTTCGGCGTAGTAGGTAAAGTCCGTTGTCAGCCCCGCATAGTGGTCGTCGTATGCTTTCTCGGCTTCCGTATACTCAGGGGTGCCCTTCTCCATGCCCCACGTCCAGCGCATCCACAGAGGCTCCCGGTTGACCCGGAGCCAGTCCTTGTAGGTGGCGGCGATCCCGTAGCTGGCAGGGGGCATTACGCGGTTGGTGATTCGTTGGATCATGCTATTGCTCCATTAACATTCAGTTCCGCACGCTGGCCGGGGTCTGCTTTGGGAAACGAGATTTCATTTGCGAAACGGACGCCAAGTGATAGACGCTCCAGCACTGTCCGTGCCGTAGTCGTTGACGGTAATGGCGCTTTCGTGCCTGACGAAAACGCGGGCGGAAAACTTGCGGCTGAACTCATGCTCAAAGCCTAGTACGGCGCTGCCGTAGGGGTTGACGGTCTCGGTCACATCCCAGCGCCAGAAGTCGTAACCCTCGCGGCAGGCACAGGGCACTTGGCTGTGGATGCTAACCCCTAGCTCTAGGAACAGGCTGGCAAGTACGGTGTTCATGGGATGGACTGTAAACCCATTCGCGGGAGGCCGTCAACCCCTATTTCGGGTTATTTTACTTTGTGACGTGCACCCGTAATGGGGTTGCATTCTTTCCTGAACGGGTTTATGGTGCGCCCTATGGAATCAATACACGCTTACGTCTTGACACAACTCGCGGCCCACAAAGGCCAGTGGCCCATCGTTGCGAAGGGAGCTGGGGTTTCTATCAGAACCCTTGAAAAAATAGCTCGCCGGGAGATTGTAGATCCTGGCGTGAGCAACGTGGAAAAGCTGGCCGCGTACTTCAAAAAGCGTCCGCGCAAGGCTGCATAGTAGCCTTCAGGGGCCAGAAAATGAAAGATTTACACGGTCAAACAGACGCCCCTGCATCTGCCCATTCAAAGCATGGCACGGCCCTGCGGTCTGTTCCGTTCGCCACCGAACGGAGCCTAGAGGTTGCTATTGACCTTGCAGGCCGCGCACTCCTAGCGGCCCCTGACGAGGCCACGCGGCGGATTTGCCTGATTGCTCTAACGGACCTCGTTAAGCAGCGGTCGCCGGATCAGGTCAAGCACATGGAAGCAAGGAAGCGCCTAGTTTGAGCGGCTATACCCCCCTGTTCCAATCGCTCACCACGGGCACCCTTTGCGGCAAGTGGCCCGACATTGGCCTTTGGCCCATCGTGCTATCGCTGGCTGACAAAAATGGGGTGGTAGATGTGACCGCCGCCTATATCGCCGGGATCACTGGTTTGCCAGTTGACGATGTGACGGCTTGCATGGGCCGGTTCTGTATGCCCGATCCTGGAAGCCGATCAGCAGACAACAATGGGGCGAGGCTGGTTTTGCTTGAGGCTCACAGGGATTGGGGATGGGTGATTGTAAATCACGGTAAATACAGGGAAAAAGCCCGCTTATCAGCCAAGTCTGCAAGGGAATCAGCGGACGGGATCAATGCAAAGAGAATGGCAGACCGCCGGAGACCGCCGGAGACCGCCGCTGACCCCCTCTCAAACGCAAACGCAAACACAGTAAGAGATATGTCGAGTTCCTCGACGGCTGGCGGGGTTTTCGATCACTGGAAGGCGGAATACGGACACCCGAAGGCGAAACTAGACGCCAAACGTACCCGCGTTATTTCCGCCGCCCTGAAGAACTATTCCGCCGACGACCTGAAACGGGCGATCAGTGGCTACAAGCATTCCAAGCACCACATGGGCCAGAACGAGACCAAGACAGTTTATGACGACGTGTGCCTGTTCCTGCGTGATGCCACGCATATCGACGCGGGCCTGAAGTTTGCAGACAAGGGCAGCGAGGTTAAGTGGCTATGAGCGCAGTGACCCCGATCCGGCCTGATGGCCTGTTTGTTCGCGGTGGTCGCGACGCAGAAGCCCCCACGCGAATCCTGATGGACCTGACGAAGCAGGACGCGGCGCAAGTCCTGACGGGCTACAACGAGCGCAGGGCGAACTACGCAACGGCCCCGTTTGACCCTGCTGGCGAGCGGATCAGGTTTTACAAGGGCGGAATCACAATTTGGAGCGGCTACCCAGGCAGCGGCAAGACGACGTTGCTGCGCCAGTTTGCGTGTCACCTGCTGAACCAAGGGAGCGGGGTGTTCTTTGCGAGCCTTGAGGAAGACCCAGAGGATTTGATTGTGAGGCTTGCGGGAGTCGCATTCGGTACGGACTCGCCAAGCCAGCAGCAGCTCCAGTGGTTCCTTGACTGGTACGAGCCGACCCTTCGGCTGTGGGGCGTGATTGGCATCGCACGCCACAAGCAATTGCTAGGCGTTATCGAAATGCTATCCCAGCCGCGCATCATCCCCAATCGCGCAGAACCTGGAGCGGGCTACACCGAAGGCCCCGGCGTAACGCACGCGATCATCGACAGCCTGATGTGCCTCGACATCACCAACGACGATTTCGAGGGACAACGGAAGTTTGCAAACCTCATGGCGGCAACGGCCCGCGCAACTGGAGTTCACATCCACCTTGTCGCGCATCCTCGCAAGGCGATCAGCGCAGACCAAGAGCCAGACCTGAACGACGTGGCAGGCGCGAGAGAGATCGGCGGCATCGCTGACAACGTGCTTTTTGTTCGCAGGCAGACGACGACGCAGATGTACTCAGAGGCTTCGCCAATGAAAGTGATGATCCGCAAGCAGCGGCACTTTAACGGCTGGCTCGGTGAAGTTTCAGGCTTCCTGAATCGCAGACTCAAGCAATTCAAGGTCGATCAGTTCGACCAAGTTCCCACGCAGTACCTACCAAAGCAGGCTTACGAATGACCTTCTACGCCCGCATGGACCCGCTAGAGCTGATCGGCCACGTCAACGCCATCCCAGACCCGAGCGATCTGTCGCGGGCACTGGCCGACCGGCTGCGTGAAATGGCGGGACTGGTGGAGTTCTACCAGCACGACAACCAGAAGCAGCAGATCAAGTGCGCGGAATACGGGCGATTAGTCGCGCTCAAGGACAACGCGATTACCGACTTGCACAAGCAGGTTGCGATACGGGAACGAAAGATCATGGACCTGAAGCGCGACCTGGTGGACGCGCAGGACAAGATCGACGGCTTTATGGAAGCGACGGCACCGAGGGACAAGAAATGACGTGGATCATTCTCGCCTGCCTGATCGGAGTGGCGCTGTTCATCGTCTCGACCCGCGACTAATGGCAAGCAAACTGGAGGACGCCCTTGCGCTACAAATCATGGCCGATGGGCTTCCTGTTCCTACTCGGGAGTTCGCTTGCATTCCTGGTCGTAAGTTTCGCTTTGATTTTGGCTTTCCTGAGCATCGGTTGCTGGTTGAGTGCCAAGGCGCTGTATGGACAACTGGAGCGCATTCGACAGGGGCGGGGATAAGTAGAGATGCAGAAAAGGCGTCATTGGCAGCAGTTCACGGTTACAGACTAATCGTCGTTACCGGAGATCACATCAAGAAGGGCAAGGCGCTTGAATGGATAAGGGACGCATTGTGGAACACGAAGAAATGACATTAATTGCACGCTATGCGAAAGCCTCGTATTGCGAGGACTACACGGTATGGAGTGATGGAGCCGTGTATTCATCGAAGGGCGGGAAATGGCGAAAGCTCAGGCCAGCAATTGACGCATCTGGATATCCTTGCGTTGTTTTGAGCAAGGCCGGAAAGACAAAAACATTTCGTACTTATATTTTGGTCGCTCGTGCGTTTATTGGAGATCCGCCAGAGGGCCAAGAAGTCAGGCATCTGAATGGCGACAAGTTAGATAGCAGGCTGGAGAACCTGGCTTATGGAACTCGCTCAGAAAACATGCAAGACGCAAAGAGGCATGGGACGCTTCGATTGCCAAAAAACAAAATTGGCAATCGGAAATTGTCTACAGAGGCAATAAACGACATTCGGAATATGGCCGAAAGAGTTGGTGTTCTTGCTGCGAAGTATGGGGTTGATAGGCACACGATCACGGCGGTAAGGAAAGGGAAGCTTTGGAAGCCAGCACAGCTTAAGCAACTAGCGTTGATGGAATGCAATCAATAAGGGAGGCGCTATGGAATACGAAGTAAAAGAGCAAAAGCTGACCCCGGTAAGGCGTTCGCTGTTCGGCCTGCGGCGCTTGTTGCACCAGTACCGGCAGGCATACTTCGACGCAAGGGAGATGAAGCGGCGGGCGCTTGAGCAGGACGTAAGGAGATTCGGTGGTGAGGTGACGTGGCATGACTAAGCCTGCCTGTAAAGCCTGTCACTGGTCGCTATGGAGCGGGAGCGAGCTTCGGTGTGTCCTGTGGAAGAAAGCGGCCCTGTGGCCTTGTGTGAAGTTTGAGAGATACGCGGGGGCGGAATGACAAAAGTAATATTGATTGTGGCGATAGTGTGCCTGTACTCCACCGGCCACTGGATCGGCGCAACGCTGCTGCTAGCGTGGCTGATCTATCTTGGCTATCAGGACGCTGTTGACCCGACTGGCATCAAGCGGATGCTGGATAGACTCAAAGACATGCATTAGAAAATGCGTAGCCAGTACGTTGATCGAAGGCTAGAAGAAATAATCATGGAACAACAGAAACCAAAGATCGAGAAGGCGCCATACCGCAAGGCAATGCTGGTGCTGAAGTGCGCGAATCCCGATTGCCACATGCCGGAATTCCACGCCAAGAACCCCAGGCTCTACTGCACGCAGGAATGCCACTACGTTGACCGGGCGGCTAGGGCAAGGTTTACGGAACCCCGCGAGCCAGCCGTGATTCGTGAGGTTCTGTCAGACGACATCAAGCGGCTTCAGAACCAGCAGCGGAACAGGCTGAAGGCGTTGCAGCTCCAAGACGAGATTGACGCCATCACGCTGTCCGATCCGGTCCTGACCTCAGCCGAGCGGCGGCAGGCTTACGAGGAATGGAAGTCAAAGGTCAAGGCGAAGGGCACGGTGCTGACGTACCCCTCTGGGCATGGGCCTAGCGTATGAGCGGTCCCCTGCTTGCCATCGTGACCCTGATCTACCTCGGTGTAGCCGTTGCGTACTGGATAGACGGCAGGGACGGCATGGCCTTTGTGTTTGTGGGCTACGCCTTGGCTAACGTCGGTCTGATAGCGGATGGGATGAACAAATGAACATCACAGAAGAAGACATCGTTAAGGCAATGCAGGCAGCGTGGGATTGTGGCGGTAAGCCCGATTTCATCTACGGCGGCAAGCCTACGCCCGCAATGAGAAAATCATTCGCGTGGTGGGCTGGTCGGCCTCGCGGAATGAGTCAATCCCATTGGCGGAAGATGAAACGGGAGTGGGGCCTAACATGAGCCAAATCCTGACCTACACCCGGTGGCGTCTCAGGCAGTGGGGCAAGTGGTCCCGGCACGAAATGAGCGGCTGGCCTTCGGTATCCCCCATGTTCCGGCTGTTCTCTGGCGGAAGCGGGCATGACCAGGAGCCACCGAAAGAGGTCATGGAAGTTGACGGGATCATTCGTCGGGCTGATCCCGAGGACAAAAGAATTCTTATTGCGGTGCACTGTGCTGGCGGCAGCTTGTGGGAGAAAGCGCGAAAAATAGGCTTGAGGCGTAATGCTTTTCTAATTAAACTTGAGCGAGCAGAATGGTTTGTTCACGCAAATCTTGAGGGTTCAGATGGCTGATTCCATGATCCTGAGCGTGTGGAAACTGAATCGGTTACCGATTAAGAAGCCCCGCCAAAGTCGCTCTGGGATTACATATCGGTCAAAAAAGAAAGTAGACACTGCGCCCCTGATTGAGAGAATCAGGAAGGATAACGCAGCGCACAATGAGAGGGTTTTAAGCAAGTTTGTAGCTTCTGGGTTTGTTGAGCCTTGGGAATTTGTAAAGGAGGCTCCGTTTTCCCCGCCAGACCTCGGCATGAACCGGGAGCTGTTTCTAGATGCTCTCCTGCTTAATCCCTCCATAGCCTCTGTCTTGGGCGAACCAGGATCGCCAGAGACCCGACTGGAGGAAATGGTAAGGGACAAGATGGACCGCCAAACGGTCTATTCCCTGCGACGCGGCTGGCTTTCCATAGATGCCGTCCTGCCAAAGAACAGACGACGGATTGCGATTCAGTTGGCTACCCCATCATGGGCAGATGCGGCAGAAGCCAAGGCAGTCTACGCCGAATGCCGAAAGATGAATGTTGAGAGGCCCGCCGCGATGTACGAGGTTGATCACATTGTCCCGATTCAGGGAAAAGATGTCTGTGGGCTTAACGTCCATTGGAACCTGCAAATTATCCCCAGAAACGCAAACCGCAAGAAGTCCAATTTTTTTGACATTGAATAGTTACTTTGGTAGGGTCGTGCCTGATGGGGCATTGCCCCTAAAACTTGCCGCCCCCCAGCTCACTCAACCGAAATGCAAACGCCCCCGGCGATTACCGGCAGGCTGGTCAAGGGCGGCTCTTGAGTTAACCCCTGCGGGCCGTCCGTGAGATGATCGGCGGCTGAGGTTGCAACCCCGCAGGGTCCATTTTCCCCCTCGCTGGCATTGAGACCAGCTTTAGGGCCTCCCGAATGGTGAGGCCCTTTTTTTTGGAGCCTCATGAAAAAGCTGCTAATTGCCCTGATGCTGCCGTTTTCTGCTTTTGCCGGTACTGCGACCCTGAATTGGACCGCGCCGACCACGAACACGGACGGCTCTCCGATCACAGGCGCGCTCACGTATCGGGTCTACGGCGCATTGCAGGGCAGCACGAAGGCGCTGATCGGGACAGGGATAAGCCCTTACGTCCATACCCAAGTACCTACAGGGACGTTCTGCTATGCGGTGACTGCGGTTGTGGCGGGTATTGAGTCTGCCCAGACCCCCGAGGTTTGCCGCGTCATCCCTGCGCCGACTCCGAACCCGCCGACTATCACGGCGATTGCTGTGGTGGCTGGAGTAGTAGACAACCCGGTATTCAAGATCCTGGCCGACGGCTCCCGTTCAAGCGCCGTGGCTGGCTTCGTTTCGGTGGGGACGGCTTGCACTGGCCCGGTGGTGTTTACCTATCGCGGCAAGTCGTTCAGGCGAGTTGATCCCGCTTCGGTGAAGTGGTGGAACACGACGCGGACGACTGAGGTTGCTGCGGCCTGCGCATGAAGTCGAAGCCGCTTTACAGGATCGGTGACAAGACCGGACCTGTAAAGCTGTGGGCGTATGAGTGGGGCTGTTCCTATTCTGCCGCTTATACCCGCCTGATGACGATGCTGGGAAAGCATCTAGCTGAACTGGTGCGCTAATGGCGTTTGTCGCAAGTGCAGACGCGGACAGCGCATCCACATCGTCGCTGCTCTGCAACGTCCCGACAGGGACGGCAGACAACGACCTGCTGCTCATGTTCGTCAAGCGGGTTGGCTCGACAGCCCCTAACTCCGGCATCGCCGGAGTCTGGACGCAGCTCGGCACGGTCAATATCACGTCCGGCAACACGTTCTGGCTGTACTGGAGACTCGCTGCGAGCGAACCTGCCAGCTACACGACTGGATGGGCTGCTGCGGCTCGAACCGGCATCACGATTGCGGGTTATCGGGGTGGATTCAACACCGCAAGCCCCATCGATGCGGTATCGAATACTGGCTACGAAACCTCGAATACGACGGTTCGCGGAGCCTCATTCACTGTAGCGGCGGCTAATTCAACGCTGATATTCGCGGGTGGTGTGAACCAGTCAACAAGCGTGACGTTCACAGCGCCTAGCGTCCCTGCGGCATTCACTGAGGATTCGGATTTCTACGGTAGCGGTGGACGATTTGCTCGCACGTTCGCAAGTCTGGTGTGGACAGGTTCCGGTGCAACCGGAAATATAGACGGCACCGCATCTGCGACCACGACCGATAAGCACGCATTCGTTGTGTCGTTGAATCCAGCGGCAGGCGGAACAGTCATCTATACGAGATACCCGCTCATTAACCCGATATTCAATAGCAGGATCATTCAGTAATGGGCCGTTATCTCGGATCGTGGAAGCTGGAGGACATCATCTATGTCCCCGTAGTAACGTCATCCGTTACCACTGGCGCGGCGACTGATTCCGATACGGCCCCCACATGGCGGCTGTACGAGGACAACACGGCGACCCCTGTTACGACAGGCAGCTTTACTGTTTTCGATACGGCGAACTCGGCTGGCTTGGCTATTGCCGCAATCACGCTGGCTTCTGCTGCGGGGTATGAGAAAGGCAAATCATACAGCCTATATGTTCAGGCCACGGTTGCGTCCATCATTGGCGCAGACGTTCACGGCTTCCAGATTGAAGCCGAAGTGGACTCGAATTCAGTCTCCGTAACGATCAATGCGAACGTCTCCAGCATTACGGCGGGTGCGATCTCTGCCAATGCGTTTACAGCAGGCGCGTTGCAGGCCCTTACCTTGGGCAGCGTGGCTGGAACCGTCAATGCCAACGTCTCGTCGATTACGGCAGGCGCAATCAGTGCCAACGCCTTTACTGCGGGCGCATTGCAGGGCCTGACGCTTGGCAGCGTGGTAGGCGCTGTCACGGTCGGTTCTACTGCCGCTTCCGCCATTGCCGCCTTAGTGACGGTTGTAAGCGTCAATGCTACGTCGCAGGCCGCGATTGTGGATGGTGTCTGGGATGAGCCAAAGGCAGGCCATGTCACGGCAGATACCTACGGCGAATACCTGGATGCAACGGTAAGCGGTATCTCTGGCGGTGCGGCTGATACCACGGTCAGCCCGACTGCTGCGGCTGCGATTGCGGATGCTGTCTGGGACGAAGCTCGCGCAGGCCATGTGGCCGCAGGTTCGTTTGGCGAAGGCATTGCCAGCGTTCAGGGCAGCGTTACCGGCTCCGTGGCGAGCGTGACCGGGGCTGTGACCGTCGGCGCTACATCTAATGCCGCGATTGCTGCGGCTATTACAGCGGGGAGCATTGGAGCTGTAACCGTAGGGGCAACGGCGGTGGCTGCAATCCAGACTGGCCTAGCATCTCAAGTCTCTGTGGACACCATCGATAACTTTATTGACACGGAAGTGGCGGCAATCAAGGCCAAGACAGACCAGCTCACGTTCACGGTCGCCAATATCGTTGACGTTAACATCCAGTACGTGAATGACGTATCTGTGACTGGTAACGGCCAGACCGGAACTGAGTGGGGGCCTGGAGTCTAATCCGTGGCCGCTGACTCTTGGGGTCTAAGCTGGGGCGGCACGACCGGCTCATGGCTCGCATCATGGGCAGGGACATTCGTTCCGCCTGTTGTCGTCGATACAGGACAAACGCCCGCTGGTAGACGGACCAAGCGCCGCTACTTTGTCGAGATCGACGGACAGCAGTTCCTAGTCGATAACGCGCAGCAGGCTCAAGCCCTGCTAGACCAAGCGCGGGCAATGGCTGAACGATCAGCCGAGATCGCAGCCAAGACGGTTGAGAAGCGGGTCAAGAAGGTCATTTCCAAGGGCAGAGACCCCGGCGAGATCAGGATTGACCGCCCGACAGTCACGGCAAGCCCCGAACTACAGCTAGACCTGACCGCACTCCGGGCAGACATTGACCGGCTGTACGCGAATGCCGCCGCCCTGATTGAGATGCGGATACTGCTTGAGCGCAAAGCAGCAGAGGAAGACGAGGAAGATTCCTTACTGTTGCTGCTGATGTAAGAATGTTTCACGTGAAACGACCAAGCTACAAGGCAGTCGTTAGGGAGAGAAATTGGAGTACGTCGTTTATAAGCTGACCCACCGCGCTAGTGGGAGCTTTTATATTGGCGCAACAAAGAGCCTGCGGCGCAGGATTTTGACTCATACGGCATCCAGTAAGGCAGCCTGTAAGAAAAGCAGGCTGCACGCACTGATGGCCGTTGATGGGCTTGCGGCTTTCGATGTAGAGGTGATTGCTAAATGCGCCAGCACAGAAGCACTGAAGGCTAAAGAACTCCAAGTAATTCAGTCTCTTTCACCTGATTTGAATAGCTGCTTAACTCACGCTTACCTGCCGCAAAGGTGGGTAAGGAGCTGGGATGGGCAGTCATTGAGAACAGTGTAGAACAATGCCATTTGAACCCGGAAAGTCCGGTAATCCCGGTGGCAGGCCTAAGGAGAATGCCGAGGTTAAGCGCCTAGCCCAAAGCCACGGCCCACGGGCAATTGAGCGCCTCGCAGAGCTAATGAACGGCGACGACCCTCGGGTGGCTGTTGCGGCTTCTCAGGCTATTCTGGATAGGGGATTCGGCAAGCCAGTCCAAGCCATTGTGGGTGACGACGAGCACGACCCGATCCGCATTGCCAAGGTAGCGAGGGAAATTGTCAGGCCGAACCCTGCAAATCCCGACGGCTGAAGTCTTCGAGCCTTTGTTGGCTCCGGCTAGATACAAGGGCGCATGGGGCGGGCGCGGGTCGGGTAAGTCGCATTTCTACGCTGACAACCTGATTGAAGACTGCCTAGCCGAACCGGGCGACTTTGGCGAGGGGATGCGTGCCGTCTGTATCCGTGAGGTACAGAAAGACCTAGCGCAGTCATCGAAGCTATTGATTGAGACCAAGCTCCGCTATCACGGCATAGGGGAAGCGGACGGCTTCAAGGTCTTCAAGGACGTTATCAAGACCCCAGGCGATGGTCTGATCATCTTCAAGGGCATGAATGACTACACAGCGGACTCCATCAAGTCGCTGGAAGGGTTCAAGCGGAGCTGGTGGGAAGAAGCCCAGACCGCGACGCTTCACTCGCTGAACTTGCTGCGCCCTACGATCCGCTCTGAAGGCTCACAGAAGTGGTTTAGCTGGAACCCAAGGCGCAAGACGGACCCGGTAGATGTGATGCTCAGAGGGCCGCACCTGCCGACTGGCGCCGTGGTCGTCCGCGCTAACTGGAAGGATAACCCCTGGTTCACCAGCGAGCTTGAGCAGGAGCGTCAGGACTGCCTGCGGACTCAGCCGGAACAGTACGACTACATCTGGGAAGGCGGCTACGTGACGATGCTAGACGGGGCTTACTACGCAAAGAGCCTCAACGAAGCGCGCACGGCTGGCCGCATTGGGCGGGTATCGCCTGATCCGCTGATGACTACGCGCCTGTTCTTTGACATCGGCGGCACAGGGGCTAGGGCCGATGCCGTGGCGATCTGGGCAGCTCAGTTCATTGGAAAAGAGATACGGGCAGTCAACTACTACGAGGCGGTTGGACAGCCGCTTGCGACGCATCTGGTCTGGATGCGCGATCAGGGATACGGCCCAAAGCAGGCCCAAGTGTGGCTCCCCCATGACGGCGAGACGCAGGACAAGGTACATGCCGTATCCTACGAGTCCGCGCTAAAGGCCGCAGGGTACGACGTGACCGTGGTGCCTAACCAAGGCAAGGGCGCTGCGAAGGCTCGCATCGAGGCTGGCCGTCGACACTTCCCGGCCATTTGGTTCAACGAGCAGGCGACTCAGGCCGGACTGGACGCCCTCGGCTGGTATCACGAGAAGAAAGACGAGGCTCGCGGGGTGGGATTAGGCCCTGAACACGATTGGGCATCCCACGGTGCGGACGCCTTCGGCCTGATGTGCGTTGCCGCTGAGAGGATCTTCAATGAAAGCGCCGGATGGGGCAAAGCAATCAAGTACGACAATCGAGGGATTGTATGACCTCGACCTACTCGACGATGCCGCCAAGGTGTTAGCCGATGGGGTCGAGATGGTCAACGAGGCAGGGCTAGACCTGTCGGCGCCCTTTGCCTTTTGGGTTGATGACGTTCCCTACATGATTCAGAAAGTTACCGTTCACGAGAGCCACTAAATGCCAGACATGGATAACCTACTGCGAGCCATCGACGCCGCAGAGGAAAACGCCTATGGCTCTGACACCGATTCATCCCTTGAGGATGCCCGCGCAAAGTCCATCGACTACTACCTCGGGACTAACCGCACTCCCGCCCCTGAAGGCCGCTCGCAGGTTGTAGACCGGTCGGTATACGAGACCATCCAGTGGATGATGCCCTCGCTGTGCCGCATCTTTGCGAATGGCGATGACGTGGTGGAGCTTCCCCCTGTCGGCCCTGAAGACGAGGAAGGCGCAAAGCAGGAGGCGCAGTATCTCAACTTCATCCTGCTACAGAAGAACCCCTGGTTTGAAGTGTTCCGCACTGCGGCCCTCGATGCGCTGCTGATCAAGGCCGGGTATCTGTACGCCTACCGGGACAAGCGGCGCCGGGTTGAGATGGAGAAGTACGAGCGGCAGACGCCCGAGAGCTTGGCGCTGTTGCTTCAGGACAAGGACGTTGAGGTACTTGAGACCAACGAGTACCCCGATCCTGACTATGTAGAGCAGCCCCCGCAGCAGATTGTTGACTCCGCTACGGGCCAGCCGGTTATGCTGCCCGCCCTGCCGCCTCCGATGCTGTATGACGTGAGCATCCGCAGGGCTAAGGAAGACAGCGCCTATTGCGTGAAGGCTCTCCCCCCGGAGCGGTGCAAGATCAGCGAGCTGACTGAGGCATGGCACCTGCGCGAGTGCCCGTACTTTGAGTATTGGGACTTTTGCACGCTGTCAGACCTTCGCGCCGAAGGCTACGACGTACCCGACGACATTGCCGATGAGGTAGGCGACGACACGCAGGAGGATTACTCCCGCGACGTGTACGGCGAAAGCCGCACGGATGACGAGACAGACCCGGCAATGCGCCGCGTCAAGAAGCGGATGATCTGGATTCGCCACGACTACGACGAGGACGGCATTGCTGAAATGCAGTACGTCCTGAGAGTCGGCAACGAAATTCTCTACCGCGAGGAAGTCAACAAGATCCCCGTGGGCGTACTGTGCCCTGATCCATTGCCGCATCGCCACATTGGGTTGTCGGTGGCCGATACGGTCATGGACATCTCGGACATCAAGATGAGCATTATGCGGAATGGCCTCGACAACTTGGCGCTGTCCAACAATCCCCGCACGTTCGCCAATGGCTCAAAGGTCAACCTTGATGACCTGCTGATCTCCCGCCCCGGCAGCATTGTCCGCATGAAGGACGGCGCCGCCTATGGGACGGACGTTGTAACTGTCCCAATGCCGTTCGTATTCCCGCAGGCAATGGAAGCCCTGGAGTACATGGATTCGGTTCGTGAGAATAGGACCGGCACTAACCGCTATTTCACAGGCATTGACCAGAATGCCATGAACAAGACGGCGACCGGCATTCAGCAGCTTTCCACGATGGCCGCACAGCGGGTTGAGCAGATCGCCCGCTGCTTTGCCTTTGGCATTGAGGACACCTGCGCGATTCTCCACGAGCTGGTATTGAAGTCCGGCCACAAGGCCGAAGTGGTCAAGCTGCGGGGCAAGTGGGTGGAGGTTGACCCTTCAACGTGGAAGTCGCGCACTGACTTCCGCATTTCAGTGGGCTTCTCGGCAGGCAACAAGGACGCCCAGGTTGCGCGCCTCATGATGATCGGCCAGCAGCAGAAGGAAGCGGCGGCAATGGGCCTGCCTATCGCCTCGCCTCAGAACATGTACGAGACGGCCCTTGAATTGACCAAGGCCAGTGACTTTTCCACGCCTGAACGCTTCTGGACTGATCCTGCCACGCTTCCCCCGGCACAGCCGCCGCAGCCTGACCCGACTGTACTGGCCGTCGAGCAGCTTCGCGCCCAGACCGAATTGCAGAAGGTCGGGACTACCGCGACGCAGCAGGACAACGCCACGCAGGTCCAGGCGGCGATTGACAAGTACAAGACCGACAAGGACAACGAGACCAAGCTCATCATTGAGCAGATGAAGGCGAACACCTCCGCACAGCTTGAGGACTTCAAGACGAACGCGCAAGCGGGGCTGAAGTACCTCGACCACATGCAGACGGGCGAGCGCGAGCAGCGCAGTGTTGAGGTAAAGAACAAGCCCGCGATGGAAGTGGCGCAGCAGGTCCAGCAGCTTGCCGGGAAGCTTGAGGAAGCCGTCAGCTCGCTCCAGTCCTCACTGGCTACGGTCCTGACCGCCAAGCGGCAGATTCGCCGGGGCAAGGATGGCAAGGCGGAGGGCGTTGACCTCGTAGACGATGCGGGCAACGTCATCCTCTCGCAGAACGTCGAGCGCGGGCCTGATGGTCGCGTAGTGGGGGCGCAATGAGCCTGCAAGACGACCTTGACCGGGGCGTAAAGGCAGAACGGCTGCTGAAAGACGACACCCTGACGAAAGCATTTGAGGATGTTCGCGCTGCGATCTACTCGCAATGGGAAGCGGCGCCGATTCGTGACCACGAGGGCGCGCACGAACTCAAGCTGATGTTGAAGCTCTTAGGCGACGTGAGAGCAAACCTGGAACACGCTGTTCAGGACGGCAAGATTGCCGGGACAGAACTCCAGCGGTTAAACAGTCGCGTTACGCCTATGGAATTCGCCCGTAGGCGCGGAATCATCTAAGGAAATATGGAAACTAACGAAGCCCCCGGCCAAGCCCCCCAGCAGCCGGTAGAGGAACGTGTTGCCTCGCTGTTCTTGGGCAAAGAGCCTGAACAGCCCCCCGAAGTAGAAGCGCCTGAAGCGCAGGCCGAACCGGAAACGGAAGCCAGCGCAGACGAGCCGCAGGAGGCGCAAGCCCCTGAAGACTTCGAGTACGAGTACGAAGGTGCAAAGTTCAAGCTGCCCAAGCCCCTCGAAAAGGCGTTGATGCAGCAAAAGGACTACACCCAGAAGACTCAAGAGCTTGCCGAACAGCGCCGCATGGTCGAGGCCAAGGACCACCAGATCCGCCTTGCCACGATGGAACAGACCTTCTCACAGGAGGTTGCCAACGAGCGGCAGCAAATCGCCATGTTCGATGCGGCTCTAGCGAGCGCAAAGGACACCAATTGGGGCAGCATGTCTACGGATGAAGCTTTCCGTACCAAGCTGCAACTGGATCAATGGAAAGAGCAGCGCGAGGCTCTCGACAAGACCATCCAGGCCAGGCGGGGCGAGTTCGACAACAAGGTAAGGGCCGAGATCTCGAAGTATCGAGAGCAGGCCGTGGAAACGCTCAAAAAGAGCATTCCAAACTGGTCAGACGATGTTGCAAAGCAGGTACGCGACCACGCTTTGCAGGAAGGCTACACGGAAGCGGAGCTTGGCTCCCTGTTCGATCCGCGTTGGGCGCGCTCTCTCTGGAAGGCTGCACAGTACGACCAGATCAAGGGCAAGGCATCCGAAGCGGTCAACACGGCCAAGGCGCAGCCCGTCAAGCCTAGCCCGTCGCGTCCAATGGACGCCAAGACCAAAGATTATCTCAACTACCGCAAGACCCTGCAAAAGGCGCCGCCCGGCTCTCAGGAGCGCAAGGCTGCTGTGCAGGATCGCATTGCAAAGATTTTTGGAGGCTAAGTAAATGGCACAGGTATCAGGTACTACGTGGACGAATTCCATTGCGAATTCCATCACGATGGGTCCGAACATTGCAGAGGATGTCGAGAGCACCATTTGGGAACTCGACCCGATGGATACGTGGGCGCTGACGAACCTGGATAAGGTTTCGGCATCGAACACCTATCACGAGTGGCTCACGGACACCCTGGCAGCGGCTGCTACCAACATCGTCCGCGAAGGCGACGATGCCACGTTCGCAACGGCTAACCCGGCAATTCGTGTCGGCAACTACACGCAGATCGTCAACAAGACGTTCATCGTGTCTGACACCCTGGAGAGCGTTAACAAGATCGGTCGCCGCTCTGAGGCGGGCCGCCTTGGTACGAAGCTGCTGAAGGAACTCAAGCGCGATCTTGAGTACGCAGTGGTGCGGAACCAGGGTTCGTCTGCTGGCGGCTCGGCCACTGGCCGCTCGATGGCGGGCATCGAGTCTTGGATCGCTGGCGGCACGGCAACCACGGCTAACACGCTGTCGAACGTGGTCTCTGCCACGACGAACGCGGCTTCCCACACGACCCCCGGCTTTGCGGCTCCGTTCGTGGGTCCGACTGACGGCACGACGGGCGCCCTGACCATTGGCCAGCTCAATGCGGCCCTTGGCGGTGCGTGGGAAGACGGCGGCGATCCTCGCGTCATCCTCGTGGGTGCAACGCAGAAGAACGTCATTGACAACTTTACGGGTGTTGCGACCCGCTTTGTCGATACGTCGCCCAACAAGCAGGCTCCGATTGTGGGCGCTGCGAACATGTACGTTTCGAGCTACGGCTCGCCGCACATGGTTGTCCTGTCGAGGTACGTGCGGTCGAGTGTCGTGCTGTGCTTGGACCCTGACTATTGGGCGCTCGCGTTCCTGCGTCGTCCCCAGGTCAAGGATCTTGCCAAGACCGGCGACGCTACGAAGAAGCTGATTGTTGCGGAGGCGACTCTTGTCTGCCGTAACTCGTCTGCTTCGGCGAAGGTTGTAGGCTGCGCCTAAGCCTTAATGCTCTGCATAGTAGGGCATGGCCCCTCGGTCCTAACGGGCCGGGGGGCTTTGATTGACGGCATGACGGTGGTGCGTCTCAAGGACGGACTACGCAAGGATCAGCCGATAGAACATTTCGGGACTCGCACGGATTACGTCTGTGCGCGGTCGCAGATTTACTCCCCCGACTGGTGGTTTAACGACCCGCCGAAGTGGGTGGACTACTACCGGCAGTACAGCAGCAAAAAGCCTTCCACGGGGCTTTGTGCGGTGTTCTGCGCGATAGACAAGCTGGACGTGAAAGAGCTGGCCCTGATCGGCTTTGATCGCATGTTGAATCCCGGCGATGAGAAGTCCGGCAAGTGGCACGACCACGAAAGGCGGCACTTCTGGGGGCACGATCAGCCAGCCGAGAACCAGTGCTTGCACTCGCTCGGGCTTAGGATAATTGACCTGTCAAAGGAGTCAGATGGCAACTTGGCTGGATTATGACCCGGTGCGCGGGGTGGAGCAGTGGGAGGACAAGACCTACGGCGACAACCGCCTGCAAATCCACTACCGGCAGGACGTAGAGCCGGTCCTTGAGCTGGCAAAGACGGAACGCATCAACGGGCTGGCCGACAAGCCCTCGATGAAGAATGACGCGATCCACCTGTATGCGCGCATCCCTCCGGTGGTGATTCTTAAGCTTAAGTACGAGTACGGGGTGGACATCTTCAAGAAGGACCATTTGCAACGGGCCTTCGACATCATCAACCAAGACTTCCCGATGCTGAAGACGACGGAGAAGCACCACGACCTGAAGGGGCCTAAGTCGTGGCTATGACCGCAGAGGTTCAGGCAGTCCCACGCGACATCACGCATCCCACGGTTACGAAGGCCAACCAGCTCTCGCAGGAAGGCAAGCAGGACGAAGCCTGCAAGCTGCTTGAGGATCATCTAAAGAAGAACCCGGATGACGCCCATGCGCTTACGGTCCTGGCTTCTGCACTGAAGCAATGCGGGCGTCCGGCTTCAGCGTATTACGCAGCCAAGTATGCGGTAAGCATCCGTCCAGATCGGTCTGAGACGTGGTGCGCCCTTGGGCATACCTCGCAGCACCTGTGGAGGACTGACGAGGCATTGTCGGCTTATCGCAAGGCGTTACAGCGGTCGAAGTCGGACAAGCAGAAGTCCCTGTACTACAACAACACGGCGTCAACGTATCTTGACGTTGGGCAGTTCAAGCGGGCTGAAGAACCCGCTAGAAAGGCTGTCGAGTTGAACGACAAAGACCCTTTGGCCCGTCATAACCTCGGGCTGTCCCTACTCGCGCAACACAAGTGGCAAGAAGGCTGGCAGATGTATTCGGCCTCGATTGGCACAGCCAGCCGGGTGATCCAGAAATACAGCCAGCCTAGTGAGCCAATATGGGACGGCACCAAGGACAAGACGGTTGTTGTCTATGGCGAGCAGGGATTAGGCGATGAGATATGCGCCGCATCCATGCTCCCAGACGTGATACGGGACTCCAAGCGAGTCGCGGTCGACTGTGACCATAGGCTGGAAGGGCTGTTTAAGCGGTCATTCCCTGAAGCCTCTATTTACGGCACGCGGTGGGCCAAGAAGGAAGAAGGCAAACGCTGGCCGAATGCGCCCAAGCAGATTGATTACTCGGTGTCTGCCTTTGAGGTCGCCAAGCTCTACCGGAACAGCGATGAGGACTTTCCAGGCACGGCCTACCTTGTCCCTGATCCCGAACGGGTGACGATGTGGCGGGCGCTGTTCGAGACCAAGAAGAAGCCGGTTATCGGCATCGCTTGGAGCGGGGGGACTTGGGCAAATGCAGCTCAGCATCGAAGCCTCCCATTGGACGAATGGAAGCCGATCTTTGAAGCGGTGGATGCCCATTGGGTATCGCTGCAATACAAGGATGCTGGCCAAGAGATTCAAGGGACGCCGGTTGTCCAGTATCCCTTTGGCACGTTGACCAGAGATTACGACGACACTGCCGCGCTGGTCGCCTCGTGCGACTTGGTGATAGGCATACAAACTTCTGTGTTCCACCTTGCCGGTGCTCTTGGGAAAGAGGCGTGGGTAATGATCCCCTCGACCTCCCAATGGCGCTATGGCGAGTCTGGCGACTCTATCCCTTGGTACAAGTCCGTAAAGCTCTACCGGCAGGGTAAGGACTGGTCAGGGACCGTTAAGCAGATAGCAAAGGATCTCCATGCTCGTTTCAAGTGATAACAAGCCGCTGATCTCTGACCACTACAAGGCGCAACAGGAGGAAATGCACTCCCGCTATGACTACGGCACTGCATCAAAGAAGTACGCGCCGCTCGTCACTGAGATTATCAACCGGCTTGAAATCGGGCACATGCTCGACTACGGCTGCGGCAAAAGCACGAACCTGCTGAAGTCCATCAAGCCCGGCCACAAGCTGAAATATCAGGGCTACGATCCTGGCGTGCCTGACTTCGCATCGCCCCCGGTGCCCGCTGAACTGGTCGCCTGTATCGACGTTCTGGAACATATCGAGCCGGACATGCTCGACAACGTGCTGGACCACATTGCCTCGCTGACTGAAGCCGTCGCCATCCTGACAGTCCATTGCGGGCCTGCGGCAAAGGTGCTGCCTGACGGACGTAACGCGCACCTGATCCAAGAGCCGATGGAATGGTGGATGCCGAAGCTAGCCTCGCGGTTCCACATCCAGACGATGCAGCGAATTCACGACCATGCCTTCTACATGATCGGGCATCCAAAGCGGCAGATTGAGGCGGTTGACGGGAGCAAGCTCATTTGATCGTCCCGATCTACGTCGGCTTCGACCCTCGGGAAGCGGTCGCGTATCACACGTTTTGCCAGTCGGTCATCTCGCGCTCGTCGGTCCCTGTTTCATTCATCCCGCTCCATGCTCCGCTGCTGAATAACTTTGACGGCCAGCGGGACGGCACGAACGCCTTTATCTACTCGCGGTTCCTTGTCCCTTACCTGTGCGGGTATCGCGGCTGGGCGATATTCGTTGACGGAGACATGGTGGTAACGGACGACATTAGCAAGCTATGGGGGATGCGTAACGACCACATCTTCGACAAGGCGCTGTGTGTCGTGAAGCACGATTACAAGACGCGCCATCGTCGGAAGTACATCGGCAGTCCCATTGAGAATGACAACGCCGACTACCCCAAGAAGAACCAAAGCAGCGTGATTCTGTGGAACTGCGGGCACTACGGGAACCGCATCCTTACCCCTGAATTCGTGCGTGAGGCGCCAGGTTCCCTGTTGCACCGTTTTGAATGGCTGCGGGATGAGCAGATAGGCGAGCTGCCGATTGAGTGGAACAGCCTTGAGGGGGAGTCGTCCTGTTCGGATGATCCCAAGCTGATCCACCACACGCTCGGCATTCCAGGATTCAAGCACTACGCGGCATCGAAGTATTCCCGCGAGTGGAACTCTAACTTGATTGACGCGCTGAACTTGTCAGGCGAGAACCCCGCCGACATGGTGAAGCGGGCCAAGGAGCATGAAGAATGGCGCTAATGTCTATAGACAACTACCGGGTTACTGATTCCGGCTGCCATGAATACCTCGGCAAGGCCCGTAATTTTGGCGGATACCCCAAGGTTATGAAGAATGGAAAAACATGGACTGCGAGCAGGCTTGTTTGGACTACTAATGTTGGGGCTATTCCAGATGGGCTTTTTGTCCTGCACAAATGCGACAACCCGCTTTGCATAAATGTGGATCATCTTTTCTTGGGAACGTACCAAGACAATATGAATGATATGTACAGCAAAGGCAGGGGACTAAAAGCTAAGGGCACTGGCCACCACATGGCTAAGTTCATTGACGAGGATGTGCGAAGGATTAGAGAGGCTGCATTGTTTGGCGCAATGCAAATTGACATTGCCCCTTTGTACGACACCACGCAGGGAACGATTGGAAAAATCGTTCGGCGTGAACAATGGTCCCACGTGGAGTAAGCCGCCATCGCCGTAATTACAGACTACACGACGCTGCAAACCGCTGTCGGTGACTACCTTGCGCGCTCAGACCTGACGACCTATATTCCGAATTTCATCCAGAATTGGGAAGAAAAGTTCTACCGCAACCCTGACAATTGGGCACGGTGGATGGAGTCGGCGCTGTCCATCACCATTGCAAACGGCGTGGCGGCGGTCCCGTCTGATTACCTTGCCATGAAGATCGCCTATATCTCGGGCCAAGCATATCTGCCATTGAAGCGCATTTCACTCGACCAGCTTTATTCGCGGTATCCCCGTAATGGTGGCGCTGGAACCCCGGCCTACTTCTCCCGCAACGGCGATAATTTCGAGTTTGGGCCTGTTGGGTCCAGCGGCCTCGTCATGGCAGGGACGTACTACGCCAAGCCGACGCTGCTGCGGAATGACTCAGACGGCATCAACTGGATCATTACGAACGCGCCAGACCTTCCCCTTTACGGGGCACTGGTCGAGGCTCAGTCATTCCTGATGAATGACAAGCGCCTTGCGGTCTGGGGGCAGTTCTATTCGGATGCTGTCCGGTCCTACCGCGAAGGCTATGCCGATGAGCAGCACGATGCCCCGATGATGGTGGCAGTCTAATGCTCAAGGAAGACGGGCGGATTCTCTACGGCGAATGGTTGCCGGATAGACCGTTTCTCGACAATCCCGGCCTAGTAGAAGCCCAGAACGTCATCCCTGTGGATGGCTACTACAAGGATATGCTCGCCATTGACGGGCAGGGCGATACCTTGGGCGCACGTCCCCAGGGCGCGTTCGCTGCCATTGACTCGGCGGGCGACTCCGAGATTTACGTCGGGACGGCGACGAACCTGTACGAGAAGACCGGCGCATCCTTCAATAGCCTGTCATCCACGACCTTCAACACGGCGACGAACGGTTACTGGCGCTTTTGCCAGTTTGACGATCTGGTCATCGCCACGAACTACAACGACTCCATCCGGTTCAAAACCGTGGGATCTGCCTCGACGATGGGCGCGCTGTCTGCGGATGCCCCTAAAGCACGGCAGATCGGCGTGATTGGCCGCTTTGTGGTGGTGGGCGATACGTCCGACACGGCCAACGGTGCTATTCCCTCTCGGGTTGAGTGGGCGGCAATCGACAATCCCCTCAACTGGCCTGATCCTGGCACGTCAACCGCTCGCGCTGTCCAGTCTGGAGAGCAGTTCCTGAACTCAGGCTATGGCGCTGTAACCGGCATCGCTAACGGACAGTTCTACGGGCTGGTCTTCCAGCAGCGGGCGGTCAATCGATTTACCTACGTCGGCGGCGATTCCGTCTGGCAGGTACAGGAAATAGACAGCTCTCACGGCTGTTGGGCGCCGCAGTCGCTGATCCAGATCGGCGGGCTGTCCTACTTCCTTGCCTCGGACGGTTTCTACGTCACCAACGGCCAGACGGTCACGCCGATTGGGAATGGCAAGGTCGATAAGTGGTTCTATTCCTACTTTGACCAAGGCTATCGGGAGCGGGTGACATCCGCCTTCGACTTCACGAACAAGTGCGTCTATTGGGCGTTTCCGTCTACCACGGCGGTCTCCGGTGCCCCTGACCGGCTGATTGTCTACAACATCAACGAGGGCCGGTGGTCGTGGGGCGAGCAGGCCATCCAGCTATTGTTCCAGTCCTATACGACCGGCTACACGCTGGACCAGCTCGACAGCCTGTATACGTCCATTGACGACATGAACGTTACCCTTGATTCGTCATTCTGGCAGGGCGGGGCGCCAGCCATCCACGGCTTTAGCGGCAGTCAGTTCGCAACCTTTGCGGGTTCTCCGCTGACGGCAACCCTGGATACGGCTGAGAGCGACGCTAACCCCTTTGGGCGCATCTTTGTGCGTGGGGCTAGGCCATTGGTCACTGGCAACCCCACGGGCCTCACAGTGGCTATATCGGCTCGTGAAGCGCAGGACAATGAATCCCTGTCATTCGGCACTGCGGTTAGCCGGACCTCGCGCACAGGCGTTTGCGACTTCAGGGAACAGGCCCGGTTCGTGGCGTTCAGGACTTCCATTGTGGGCGGGTTTGACAGGGCCATCGGCCTTGCGCTCGACCTTGAAGAGGGGGATCAGGTTTGAGCCTCCCGCTAGTCCCTCTCGACGGGCTGGACGAACGCACCCATACGATCCTGCTTGCCCAGACGCTTAACAAAGTTTTAGGCGGACGTGCAAACAATGTCGGAACGTTAACGTTAACGGCCAACGTTGCAAGCACAACGGTCCTTGATAACCAGTTTGAGTCGTCGATGGTCCCGGTCCTGATCGCTACCACGGCCAATGCTGCAACTGCGACGGCCAATGTTTACGTTTCCGCCCGTGCAAACGGCTCTTTCACCTTGACCCATGCGAACAACGCCCAAGTTGATCGCACCTTTTTGTATATCCGCTGGGGTTAACGAATGGCAATTAACTACACGCAGAGCTTCGGGAACACGACGCCCCCGGCATGGCTCACGCCGTTCCTGCAATCAGGCGCACAGGGCGCGCAGGGGCTGCTGGGGGCCAATACCCTAGCCGGTCAGTCGCAGGCTACGCTTGACGCACAGCGCATGGCCGCAGAGCGGGCAAGGGCCGGAAGCCCTGCCAATGCTGCCGCCTCGTCTTACGTCACGGATTCTATCAACGGGAAATACCTATCTCAGGATAGCAATCCTCATTTGATGGGATTGTTTAATCAGGCTGCGCTTGGCACTCAAAATCAGCTTGCCAGCCAGTTCGCCGGGAGCGGGCGGAACCTTGCCGCCTCGTATGCGCCTCGGGCCGACCAACTGAACAACCTCGCAACGCAGTATTTTGGCGGGCAGTACCAGTTTGACAGGGGATTGCAGCAGCAGGCCGCAGGCATGGCGGGTCAGGTCTCGCAGGCCGGGTACATGGACGCCAACGCATTAGGGGCTGTGGGCGCCGCACAGGACGCTAGGGCGCAGCAGGTAGCCGACCAGCCGGGGCAGTCCCTCGACGATTTCCTACGCCGTATTGGGGGCGTAGCGAACGCAGCGGGGCAGGAAACTTCGCAGAGCAACCCCTACTACACGAACAACACCGCGAACTTCTTGGGCACGGCGCTCGGCATTGACCAGCTTCTAGGCGGTCGGTTGAGCGGCGCAGCGGGTGATTACATCGGCGGGCTGCTCGGGGGCGGGAGCGCCCCTGCGGGGCTGAACGTGGCCAATTCAGCCCTGCCAGCAGCACAACAGGGGCCGACCGTCGCTAATGCGGCAGCTTTGGGCAATCAGGGCGCGACTAGCGGGCTTCTGAGTGCCGGGACAGGGGCGGCCGGGGGCGGGCTTGGCTCGCTTGGCGGGACTGCTTTTGACTCGTGGCTTGGCAGTGCTGGCACGATCAACGCAGGCGCTATGCCTACCCTCGCCCCCGTTGCAGGGCAGGCGGCGACAGGTGCGGCAAGTGGCGCCGCAGCTTCCACAGGCGGCGCAGCGGGCATGAACCTCGCAACCCTCGGGCCTATCGGGGCTGCTATCGGCGCCGGGTTGATCCTCCGCAACCAGCCTACGGCGGGGAACATCAACGCAAGCGGCACGACTGACCCCTATGCGGGGCTGTTCTCTGATACGGGCTACGGCGGGTACTCGACCCCGGACTACGCTGACCCCGCAACGCAGAACACGATGGCCGGGATTGACCCCAACTCGGGTATGCGGTGGGAGCACGATAACCGCGTGACGACCTACTACAACCCGGACGGCAGCACGGCTTACGCGATCCACTACCCAATCGACGGCTCAGCCCCGTTCGTCATGCAAGCATAGGAAAGTAACAATGGGACTTTTCGACAATCTCTACGGCAGCGGCCAGCAGTTCGGCAACCTCGTTGACGATCCCGCCCGTCAGGAAGCCAAGCGCCGGGCCATGCTCGCCATTTCCGCCCAACTGATGCAGGCCGGTGGCCCGTCAAGGCTCCCTGTAAGCATGGGACAGGCTCTAGGAGGCGCGTTACAGGCAGGGCAAGGGGCGAGTGACGAGGCGTACAAGAGCGCCGTGGAAGCAGCCATGCTGCGTAAGCGGATGGAGCCTCCAGTAGCGCCGCCACAAGGCCCAATGAGCGTTGGGGGCCGTCTTGTCGATCCGAAAGATGGCCGGGTTATCTATGAGCCGCCTGTCGAGGTTAAGCCAGCCGAGCCAAACAAGACGCGCACTTACAACAAAGACAACCTTTCAATTACAGAGGAATTTGACCCGACCACAGCCACATGGAAGCGGCTTGCCGTAAGTCCGCAATTCCAGCCAAAAACAGATGACCCCTCTGCTGGTCCTAAGTTCGGTGATGTGGCGCAGTTGCGCCGGGAATACAACGACGCAAGCAAGGATTTCATCACGATTGGCGACGCTTACGGGAAAATCCAGAAGGCAGCGCAGAACCCTTCGGCTGCGGGCGATATGTCGTTGATATTCGGATTTATGAAGATGCTTGATCCCGGCTCAACGGTTCGCGAAGGTGAGTATGCAAGCGCAAGGCAGACGACTGGCATTCCCGGCCAGATCGTCAACGCATACAACAAAGCATTAAGCGGCGAGATTCTTGCGCCTTCGCAGCGCGAGGACTTTATTGCTCAGGCCGGGAATGTCTACAAGTCGCAGAAAGACAGGCATGAAAAAACGGTTCTTCCGCGCTACAGGGACATTGCAACTCGGTGGAAGATCAATCCTGATGACGTTATTGGTAGCTTTGATGCACCGCTGCCGATGGCAATTCCGCCTCAGACCTCAAGACTGAAAACGGCGACCAATCCACAGACCGGCGAAGTCTTGGAATGGAACGGATCTGAATGGGTGCCGCGTGGCAAGTAACATCCCTCCCCCGCCCCCCGGCTTCATGCTGGATGATGAAATTCCGCCGCCTCCTGCTGGCTTCAGGTTGGATGATGACAGCCCTGTTTCTGCAACTAACAGAGCGCAAGCATTGGGGGCGGGCGGCAATAGCGGTATCGCTGGAATGCTCGGGATGCCGGTAGACTTCGTATCGAACATTGTTGACCTCGGTAAATCCGCGCTCGGCTCTGCGTACATGGCGGCATCAGGGAAGGGCGTACCGAAAGCACTTGAGGTCAACAGTGACAGATCAGGCATCTATGGATCATCGGACAATATCCGCAAACTGATGGGCAAGGGCGGTTTGCAGACAAGGCCAGAGCGTCCAGATGATGCCGCCTCCCGGTATTTGTTTGCAGGCGGTTCAGCCATGCCTGCTGCGCTTTCGATGAATCCTGGTGGGGCAAAAGAAGCGGCCATTACAGCGGCGCAAGCCTTTGGCATTGGCATGGTTCCTCAGTATGTGGCAGATCAGGGCGGGAGTCCTTCTGCTCAGATGATGTCTGGAATTGGCGCTTCAGTCCTGATCCCCGCTGGAATTGCAACAGGCAGGACCGTGGCTGGTAGCGCGCAACCATTGACGGATGTTGGCCGCAGGCAGATTGCCGGGGCCGCTATCCGTGGGGCGGCTACAAATGCAGATGACGCTATCCGCAACCTAGACAGTGCCGTTCCCCTTGTCCCCGGCTCTATGCCAACAGCGGGGCAGGCTGCGCGTGATCCTGGGATTGCCTATTTCGAGAACCGATTGCGCGGCCTTAATGGGGCGTCATTTGCAGAAAGAACTTCTCAACAGAATAACGCCCGCCAACGGCTGCTGGATACGGTTGCGAGGGGCGGCGATGATGTGGCTGTAGCTGCATTGGAAGCACGTAGGGAATCTATTACGACCAACCTGCGCGATAGGGCATTCCAGCAGGCACAAGGCAAGGAAGTCCCGACGCAGGCAGTGGTCAGTCGCATTGACTCCCTTTTGGCTAACCCTGAAAACGCAGGCCGCACTGTTCAGAATGCGTTGCGATCTGTCAGAAACCAGATGTTCGACGAGAATGGTGCGCTGATTACAGACCCGAGAGCGGTCTATGCGCTACGCAAGGAAAACAGCCGGATCATTGACGGCAAGTTCGTCAATTCCGACGAGTCTGTATTGCGCTATGCCAGCGGGCAGCTTAGAGATGTGAATAGGGCAATTGACTCTGCCATGACGGAGGTCGCGCCTAGCTGGAATGAGTATTTGATCAAATATCGCCAGCTTTCAAGGCCGATTGAGCGGGCGCAGACGATGGGGCAGATAAGGCAGAAAACTGACCTTTCCGCTCCTGACATTCAGACCGGGCGTAGCTACCTTTCGCAGCCAAAGTGGAAAAACGTAGTTACCAAGAATATGCCTGATCTGCGTGAGGTAATGACAAAGGGCCAGCTTCAGAAAATGCAGATGGTTGCTGCCGACCTCGACCGTGGAGCTGCGGCGTCCAATGCGGCGAACATCAAAATATCAGGTTCTGATACTGCCGCCAACTTAGCGGTCAACGGCCAGCTATCGGTCGCGAACATTCTTGGCCGGACACTAGGCAAGGACATAAAAGAACTGCCGCCAGCCCTTGCGACCATGACCCGTCCGATGTCCTGGCTTTACAAGCTGCCTGACGAAAGCATTAGGGGTCTGATTTCAGATGCCATGCTTGACCCGAAATTGTCCGCCTCTTTGATGAGAGAGGGCACAAAAGAAAACATACAGACGCTTGCGGATAGTTTCAGAAAGCAGGCGGAATTGACTGGGGTTCTATCCGCTACCAGCGACACCGCTAAATAATCCCGACTATATCACGAGGTCCATTAAATGGCAGTTTCCGACTGGTCAACTACCGCAGCATCGAACAACGCTGCCCCTCCCAATGGCTGGCCTGAAGGCATGGCCCCCTCTGCCGTGAACGACGTAGGGCGGCAGATGATGGCGGATATTCGGACGTTCTATAACAACACGGCGCTCCTGAACGCCAGCAACGTCCTGACAGGCGCCACGGCCTTTACTATCACGTCAACGGCGCCGCGCTACCTGCTCAACGAGTCGGACGCAGGCTCAGACGAGAAGATGTGGGTATGGGTTGCGTCTGGTGGCGACCTGTTTCTAGGCACCAGAACGGACGCTGACGGGGCGGGCGCCAACATCATCCAGGTTACGCGCACTGGTACCACGGTTGACAGCATCGGCCTGACTGCCACATCCGTTACCTACAACGGCATTGAGATCGGTTTCCGTGGCATCCCGCAGAACGCGCAGACCGGCAATTACACCTGTCTCATTGGGGATGCCGGAAAGCACATCTATCACGCCTCCGGTGATGGCGCAGCGGATACCTACACGATCCCCGCGAATGCGTCCGTGGCCTACGCAGTCGGGACAACCCTGACATTCGTTAACCTCGACTCGAATAGCGTCTCCATCGCAATCACTACCGACACGCTCACTCTCGCCGGAACGACCACGACCGGCACGCGCACCCTCGCGCAGAACGGCATTGCGACTGCCGTAAAGATCACGTCTACAAGCTGGCTGATCTCCGGGACGGGCCTGTCGTGACCGCTGTTGCTGCGATGGTTGGCGGTGGTGGAGCGGCCAATATCGTCATTACGCTTGGGTCTGCCGCTGGCACTGCGGGATATGTTCGTGGCGCATCTGGTACGGCATCGCCTGAAGCGTACAGAGGAACCACGCTGCAAGCCATAAGAACCTTCGTCGGGCTGGATTTCTATATTGAAATGGGGATCGTAAGCCAGTCTTTTTTCAGGTCAGTGCTGGTTACGGCAGGGGACGGGAGTAAGCGCCGTTTTGCTTCTGCTGATGCCACATACGCGACTCCAGGCGGCACAACTGCTTCTTGGACTTGGGGTGATGGATCTTCTCCGCTATGGCAAGAGGCGGACGGTGGGGAAATAAAAGTAGTCGAGTTTTTTCTTTAGATGATGCCCGCTAAAAATCCTAACAAGAAGGAAGCTATGTGTGGTCCAGGAATCCTTGACTCTGTGGGACATCGTAAAGGGGCTGGCCTCTGCCCTTGGTGCGGTCGCTATCTGGGTGGTCCGCTTGTTCCATAAGCGCATAGAGCAGGGCGAGGTCAGCCACACTCAGCTTGTAGAGAAGGTCAGGGAGCTGGAGCTTAACTCAGTCTCACGCCCGACCTTCCAGCGCCACGAGGCCGACATAAAGGATTCCTTTGACACGATGCGCCGCGAGGCTACCGGGAGAGAGGATCGCATTGTTGGCGCGATTAACCGACTGGAAGGGAGAATAGACAAATTAATTGAGGATCGGCGGTGACTCTCGGGGAGCAACAGCGCCTGTTCGTCAGCTTACTCCCGAGGCTGATCGGCTACGCCTACGCAATGGGCTACGAACTCACGCTCGGCGACGGCTTCAGAGACCCGCGAGTATTCGGGATGATCGGCGATCCGAAAGGCTACGGTCACGCTCGCAGCGCGCACAAGAACAGGCTTGCGATAGACCTCAATCTATTCAAGGACGGCAACTACCTGCAAGACACCGCAGCGCATACGTTCCTTGGCGAGTATTGGGAAGGCTTGCATCCGCTTAACAGGTGGGGCGGGCGGTTCAAAGACGGGAACCACTACAGCCAGGAGCGGGACGGTATCAAGTGAGAATCCCCAAGTCCTTCCAGCTCATGGGGCACACCATCAAGGTGTGCATTGTGAGCAAGCGGGACTGGGAGGCATTGGCAGAAAAGCACGAGGACATGGAGGACTGCTGCGGGTTCTTCGTCCCTGACGATAACCTTATCGTTCTGCTGCGCCAGCCCAAGACCAAGCTGGTCCACACGTACACCCACGAACTCACTCACGCGATTCTGTTTTACATGAACTCAAAGCTCTGGCGCAACGAGCAGCACGTTGACCAGTTCGGAGGCCTGTTGGCACAGGCGTTAGAGACAGGGAAGCATGGCGAATAAGCCGTTAAGCAGAGAGGCGGCGCAAGCCGCAATAGACGCCCTGAATGCCGCAGGGGGCAGCGTTACCAAGGGCGCAAGGATTGTCGGCTTACCGCGCAACACGTTCTATAGCCGGGTCCAGTCGGCGCGGGATATGGGCATTGAGCCAGCCGCTCCGAAGTCGATTGCGGGCACGTCCACTCTGTACGGGCCTGACGGTGAGGTTAAGCTGCAATGGGTCAAGGAACAGGCCGGGAATCGCTCTCCTGAACAGTGGGCGGATTACCTCAAGGACGTATTTAGCGACACGGAGCCGGTCAAGCGCATCCCGCTTCCGAAAGGACCGCACCGCAGCGACCTGATGACGGTCTACCCAATTGGCGATCACCACGTTGCCATGTACTCATGGGCAGAGGAAACCGGGGCGGACTATGACATCAAGATAGCCGACAACCTGCTGACCTCGGCCATGTCTTATTTGGTATCTCAGGCTCCAGCCTGCGAGCAAGCCCTGATAGTTAATCTGGGAGACTTCTTCCACGTTGACAACCTGAAGAACGAAACCTCCCGTTCAGGCAATACGCTGGACGTTGACACCCGTTACGCGGCCATGATCCGCGCAGGCGTCAAGATGCTGCGGACCTGTATAGACACTGCATTGTCAGTGCATTACCAAGTCAAGGTCATATCAGCCTGCGGTAACCATGACGACATCGGCGCCCTGTGGCTGTCACTGTCCCTGTCCCTGCTGTACGAGCGCAATCCCCGCGTGACGATAGAGACCGGCCCCGGCAAGTTCCACTATCACCACTTCGGCAAAGTCCTGATCGGGGTCACCCACGGTGACACTGGCAAGCCTGAAAAGCTATCTGGCGTCATGGCGGCAGACAAGCCCGAGCTATGGGGACAGACGCAGTTCCGCTACTGGCTAACCGGCCACGTCCACAACCGGAAGCAATTGGAGCTGCCGGGGGTCATGTGGGAGACCTTCAGGACGCTGGCTCCCGCCGACGCTTGGGCGAACGCTGCCGGGTACAGGGCAGGGCGGGACATGACCTCAATCTGCTTCCATTCCGAGCACGGGGAAATGGGTAGAAGCACATTCAATGTCAGCATGCTTGATGTATAATTTTCGGGCTTGGACAGCGCATCAACGCCATCCAAGCCCTAACCAAAACACCCTTGTTGGAGGGCATCGTGGCTGAAAAGAAGTGTAGCAGGTGCGTCCTGCTAAAGCCTATTTCCCATTTTTGCAAGAATCGTCGAAAGGCCGACGGGCTTCATTACTATTGCCGATCCTGCATGAGGATATCCCAGCAGGAGCATAGGGCTAGGCATCCAGATAAGGCTGTTACAAGGCAGTCTCTATGGAGAGAAAGAAATAGAGAAAAGGTGAACTCCATGGCTCGGTCATGGAGAGAAAGAAACCGAGAAAAATATATATCCATTGTCAGGAAATGGAAGCGCCTAAATCCAGATAAGGCTAAAGCCGTATGCGCAGCATGGCGTGCGAAGTATCCGCATAGGGCGAAGGCAGCTAGTTCCGCTAATAGCGCGATGCGCCGCTCCGCAATTGCATCTGGAGTGAGTAATTGCGAGGTTTCAAAATGGATACTTCTGCAACCGAAGGAATGCCTTTGGTGCGGGAAGGATTGCGGTTCTCGTTTTGAGATAGACCATGTTGTCCCGCTCTCTCGTGGCGGGAGGCATGAGTTAGTAAATCTCTGCATTTCATGCAAGAAGTGCAACTTATCAAAGCACGCGCTGATGCCAGAAGAATTCTTGGCTCGCATCAAAATCGAACACGGCGAAATTGGCCGCTCGACCTTCAACGTGAGCATGTTGGAGGCGGCATGAGTACCCCCCAGCAGTGCATCAAGAGCGCCCGTAACCGCCTTGAGGCTATCCGCTTGGCGATGGAAGAAAACGAACTCCCGCTGTGCTTTGACGAACTCAGGCGGGCTGTAAAGGACTTGGACTACGCAATGAGGCTGCTAGATGACAAGCGTACTTGAGCGGGTGGGCTTCATTGCTCAACTTCTGATCTGTATCTCCATCCTGTGCGCCTTCTTTGGCACGATCTACCTGCTACTGACGGGGGTTGAAGACGTAGCCCAAGGGGTCAGGGAAGTCCTGCTAGTGCTGGTCGGAGTGCTGGCAGGAGCGTTCAAAGATGTAGTCGGGTACTACTTCGGGTCGAGCCTTGGGTCAGCCAAGAAGACCGACAACTTGATGAAGCCATGACTTTATAAGCTATAGCTTATAAATTCCCTTTCAAAATGTAAGTCATAACTTATAAACGGCACATTCCCGCCGCTTATCCTCTAAAGAGAGCATTACAGGTAAAAATATGCCGTTTGGGTTATCGCGCTACCTGCTTTTGATAACAGCCGCTGTGACCGCATTAGGCGGCTTTACAGCGTGGCGATGGCTGTCGGTGCGTGAGGCTCTAGCCGTGGAGCGAGCGCAGCATAGGGAGGCTGTGGCGGGCTTTGAGGAACAGCTAAGGCAGATTCAACACCAGGAACAAGTGACCCGTGAGGCATCCCGTGATTACCAAGCCAAACTGCTTACCCTACAAGCTGACGCTGATTCTCTTCGTGAGTCTAATCGCGGGCTGCAAATCATCGCCCGTCGTCGTATCCCAGAAGTATCCGTTACCGTCACAAGACTTGCTGACGCCCCCCCGGAGCCTGAACGCCCTGAAGAGTATGGAATTGATCCTGAACGGCTCACCCGACTCGCCGCAGCCTGCCAAGCCGACGCAGAACAACTAGCCGCGCTTCAGGGGTGGGTTGTCGGCTTGGGCAGGTAGTGCGCTGTGAGATGCCCTATCTCGCCCAAACTTCAGGCGGGAAACAGCAAGCGCGGCCCCGACTGGGTTTTGATAGCACAGCGCCGCCGACACATACCCAACCGCGTACATCGTCCCGTCCTCGCGCATGGCATTTATCCTGACCTCATGCCCCATGTCCTCAAGATCGACGCCAGCAACCTCGGCACGTATCACGTCTGCCAATCGCTCACGATAGGCGCTCATTCCCCCGCTCCTGTGTTGTGCGCTGAGCTTGCCGCACCAGCCCTCCACTTGGCCAGCTCGGTCGCATCCGCCCACCAGTTGCCAGCCTCGTCGGTCAGGCCGCAGGGGAAGCCGAGTTCGCCACCGGCGCCGGCTTGCACGGCCTCGATCTCAGCCGGATCAGTCACCCGCACCAGGCGGGGCTTGTCGTCGGCTTGCATGGTCAGGTTCCTATGTCGCGGATGCTCTAAGCGGTGGGCCGGTCGAACTCAATCACCCAGACCCACGGATTCGCGTCCCACGAGCCGGGGCCGTTGATGGATTCCCAGAGATTGAAAAAGCGCGCTCGATGAGGGGTCACGCCAAGAAGACGTTCGCCAAGATCCGCCACGCCCTCGGCCTTGGCATCCTCGTCGCTGATCTCCTGCAACCGCTCCACGCGGACGCCCGTCACTTCCAGCGTGATGCGGGAGGCCCATCTGCACATATGGATGGATGGCCGCCAGCGCAGCCCGCCTCGGTCCTCGCTCGCGGCGTAGTGAACGCGCACATCAAGAGTCGGGATGTTGCTTGGGCCATGCCCGTCATATCGGTGAGGGACGGCCCACGTTTCCCGCACCCACAGGCGGTCGCCTGGCTGGCCGTAGGGGCAACGAAACCGGCGCATAGGACGCCCGTCCTGCATCAGTGCAATCTCCGGGCTCGATCTCAATTCCAGCGCCGCATTGTCGTAGTCGTCCGCCAGAAGCCACGCCGGCCACTTCACAACGCGCCGGGTCTGCGACTTCGCGCCGGCTAGGATCGCGCTAACCATTGGGGCGCTAAATAGGATTGGGCGTTCTTTCATGGCACTCTCTGCAATTCAGACCTGTTCCGTCACTCTTAGCGGGTCTGCTTGACGCAGGTAACCCGGATGATCTTCGTCGTCCCAGATGCCAGCGACTTCGCAGCCTCTCCCGCTGCGGTGCATTCGGCCTGTGTCGCGAACCCCGGCACAGACTGAAGCGCGTTGCTGTTCCCGTCAGCCAGCGGGCCGACGTGGGCGAAAATAATCAAGATCCACGTAATCATTGAACTGTTCCTCCGCTAAGAGATAGTTTCTACGGCCTTGCAGGCGTACTCGAAGCACTTACCGCAGGACCACCATTCAATCTTCACGTCGGCGCGATGGACGGAAATCTGTTCGTGCCCACAGTTGTGGCACCGCTGGCGCTCGGTTACGTGCGGACGCCTACTATCCAGCTCGGTCACGCTGCTCATCGGGTGGATCTCGGCCGAGCGTGCATGTCGATGCTGAATACGAACGGACCTATGAACAGGACGCGGCCTGCGTCAGGATCTCGACGCCACTTCAATCTCCATCGTTTTTGCATGTGAATAACCATGTGCTATCCCCCCTAAAATGTCTCGAACCGCTTTGCGTGCTGCTTGCAGTACGCGCCTTCGGGGCCGTGTCCATTATGGCGCGAGCACTGCATCGGAATGGCCATCGTGGTGTTGCTGTATATCTCTCGCGCTGAGCCAGGGACCAAGCTCTTAAGCCAGTCGGCCTGAAAGATGAACTCTTTGCCGTCCTTGAGGATCACAACGTCGATTGTGTGCGCCCGCTTTGCAGCGTCAAGAAGCAACTTGATGCTTTCGTGCTGAACCGAGTTCAGGCAATGCCACGGCAGTACGTAGTCGCTCATGTGCGGTCTCCGAGGGCGGCGTCAAAAGCATCACGAACTTTCTGATAGTTCAGGTCAGTCCGCTTTCCATCTACCCAATCGCACCACTGCGTAACCGCCTCCCGCAGCCTGTCGCGCTCGGCCTTGAGATTCGCAAACGCACCAGCCGTGTACCCGTATTCACCTGGAATGCCATTTTCAAGGCGGTACATCAGGTTAGAAGGGCCGTAACCTTCCTTGTCGCAGTGGGCATCCCAGTGCTCTGCAATCTCCTCAGCAGCAGCGACCATTACGGTGCAGTAGTTCTGTACGTACTTGGTCAGCTTGACGTTCTCTGCAATCACGGTCGCCAGTTGCAGCTTTGCCTGCTGCTCCATATGCAGATTCGTGGCAGCCGCTTGCTCCGCATCGTCGCGCTCGGCGATCAGGCGCTCGATGGCGTCGGCAAGCTGGCGCACAAGCGAATAGCCGGTTTGCTTTTCGGCAACGAACTCGGCGGCTTCGTCGAGCAGCGTATTTGTGGTGAGCGGGTCGGTCATGTCTTTCGCTCCAGTGCTACACAACGAGAGCACCGTGGTTCACACGTAATTACTGGTCCGCCGGGATACGCATCGTACTTCGTGCACATGCAAGGCATGGACTTCAGCGCCCTGCGCAATACGCTGTTTTCGTCCCGCAGACGATTGATGCAGCAGTCATCGCACCCGCAGTTCGTGCGGTGTGGGACCATCCCGAGTCCGACGTTTGTATCGTTCACGGCTGTTCTCCCAAGGCTGCGCCGATGGCCGCATCGAATTGTTCAGGACTTTGGGCGTTCATCATCGGGGCCGGGGTAGCATCGGCCTTGTCGTCAAGCCACCAATGATCGCGGAGCCACCGATACCGCTCCGCATCCCGCCGCAGCTCGGCGACCTCCGTCGTCTCTGGAGGGGTTCTACGATTCCAACGGGCGCAGGCTTCTTCGGCTGAGTCCGCCATGTGCTCGACCTCGCACGATGGATTCCCGCAGCGCGTCACCCACACAAGACGAAGCTGGTTGTGCGGGAACGGCCCTTCAATGCCATCGCAGCCGCAGAAAGGGCAGGGCTTCAATCCGTCATCTTCCATGTGCAGCGCTTTCACGGCTGTTCTCCATTCGTTGACGGGTCCCCCATATGGGC